AACATCAAACATCAAGCCATTTAATATCGCTACCTCTAAAGTTATGAACAGGCAATCCGCCCAATCGGGACTATATCCTTCTCTTTTCTTCATATCCGTCTTACTTTCAATACAAACCTTTGAACCTGCTCCATATCTAGTGGTGTTGTATCGTCTGGCGCACATCTGAGAGATCATTTTATCAGTTAGTCCTCTAATTCTCCCCTCACGAATCAATCCTTTAGCTTTCACCCATAGTTCGGACACCCTGTTGCGGTAAACATCTGATGATTTACGAGTATCACTAGCTCCAGCATTCCTATCAGACGGATTTCCACCAAAGTTAATATCCTTGCATAGAGAACTCCACTCAGAAACAACAATATCTCTAAATGCAATACCAGTTCCAGTAGCGTCATACCCAAAACAAGCCGGGTCTACTGCATGTTTACTACAATATGCCCTAAGTTGATCAACCATCTTATGTGATCTAGGTCTTTCATCGCTAGAATCATCCTCAAGTGCTCTAGCATGTTTCACTTCTAGAAATGTCTTCCCTTGTATGTTAGTAACAACGTCAGCCACCACCTGTGGGAATTCATCACCACCCTGAGTAAATGCTGGGTCAGCACCGGACACTGGCTTCCTAGACACCACCTCACCGTCCTTCTCAGGATCGTATGGCTTATTACTCCTAGTAAGCACTATCTCGTTCTCAGAATAAATTGTCTCAGTAGATGCTTCTCTATACCAAAATGCTTTGTATTGCTTGTAGAACATGAGAGACTTCTCTCCCCACCTACTCTTAGCCTTTTTAATCGCATCTTTACTAGGATACCAAGAATACAAATCCTCACCAGCTAGTATATTAGGATTCCTCTCTGCGTCAAACCTAAGCACTATCCCTCGCTCAGTTTCCCATGAGTCATCCATTTCGCTCACTGAGTTCCATCCTTCTATCGGCTCACACATGTCACCAAATGCGTCCGTCATCAGCGCAGGGTTTCCCATCGCTATCATCTTAAATTCTTGCTTCTCCTTATTTGTTCCATTCACCATGTTACCAAAGGCAGCCTCAATAATCATTTTCGGAAGTTGGGGAAGCTCGTCAGCAATCAAATACAACCTCTCCTGCTTAATACCAACCAAAGTGTCATAGGCATCTTTCTCAGAGCCAGAACCAGCTGCCACAATCTGAATCCCAATACTATCTGTTTTCTCACTATTCTTATCCCACCCTCGTATCATACACTTGGAATACACCATCTCTCCAAATTTAACTGACTTAGGTAAGCTGTGCCAGTATTGTGATAAACATTTCCACACCCGAAGCTGAGCACCTTTTATCGAAGTGGAAGTGATAAGGACTAAGCTCTCATTGGGAGCACACAAGAATTGCACAATAGCGTAGATAGCTGCTGCTGCCGATTTCCCTGAGTTGTGGTTGATCACTCCCTCTGCAAAGTAATGATGCTCTCCAGGAACATTCATATCATAAAAATCATGTTCTCCCAAACTAGTGATTGACACCACCTGAACAACCGCTACCCTATAATCACATGATAAGTAATCAGAAGAAACAACAGTTGGCTGAGCGGAATGCTCAGATAGTGTCTCACTTTCAACAGAACAACAGCACTCGGCTAAGTGCTGACAAGTTTGGTCTGAGTGTGAAAACGATAAATCACATACTTCACAGTAATGGGGTTTCAACTCCTCGGGCTGGCAGGAGGCATAATCCCTACACTCGATGTGATCAGAACCATGATCTAGTGATTCAGATGTCAAAAGACGGTGCTTCTCTCGCGGAGATTGGTCGCACTGTTGGAACAAAGGGTCTTGAAGTGAAGAAGTTCCTTGAGCGGAATGGGATTGTGAAAAACTATAACAGTTGGGAGTCGAATATGGGTGAGAAGCACTATCTATGGAAAGGCCGATTGATTGACAAAGATGGTTATGTTCTGATTCACTTAAAAGATCACCCGAATGCTCGAAAGCACACTCACTATATTCTTGAGCATCGCTTAGTGATGGAGAAAGAGATTGGGCGCATTCTATTGCCTGATGAAGTTGTTCACCACATAAACGGGATAAAGGACGACAATCGGATTGAGAATCTACAGTTGTTTGCAAGTAATGGAGAGCATCTAGCGGTGGATCTAAAGGGGCGATGTCCAAACTGGTCTGAGGAGGGGAAGGAGCGTAACCAAAGAGCGAATCGCCAACGCCAAGCAGAGAAGCTTTCACGTATCCAGAAGGAGTTAAAAACCGATGTGCCGGCGTAACATCAATCACACTACCATCACTCATCTCATATCGAAGTAATTCATCTCTACCTTTCAAGTAAGGAACATCAGCCTTCACAGCACCATTTAACGTGGCAACTGTGGGGGTTGTTTTACTTTCACATAGCTCTCTAATCGTAGGTTGTTCTCCAGTGATCGGATTCAATATCCTAGTGTCTCCACTAACACACGAGGCGCATCCGGCTAAACTCACTACATCGTTCTCTACCATCGCTCTCAGCATCTTGTCTGTCCAAACATTCCATATCACCCTTTGCAGGTTAGCCCCATGTTCTCCCTCTCTCCAATTCCACAACAGGTCAACCAAGTTACAGAAGTGATACCACCTGTTCACTCTCTCACCTTCTCCACGAACAATCTCAAAATCATCCCTACGCCTCTCATGATCCACCTCATGATCTTTCTCTAATCGCTCATCATACATGTAACAGTAGATCTCCACTGCTATCGAGTTTGTTCCATCAGGAAACTCCATTCCGTAATAATTAGGCATGGCTAAACAACTATACAATCAATCTAGTTCAGTAAAGATTTATATTAATCCTATTCCATCCCAACCAAAAACAATAACCAAAACATCCTAACTATTTCCTAGGGTAGCTTTAAGCTAGGCTCTGTTCATCGCCCACCTTAAAAACATTATAACCTTATCCTAAATCAATTCAATTTAACAAGTAAATCAAATCAATTTAACCTAAGCTAACAATGTTACTTACTACTAGCTTAATTATATTCTTAACCAAAAATCTGTAAAGAAAAAAATATCCAACCTAGCTAGTGTGAGCCAATCAAAACCAAATTACCCCCCTGTGTTACTGAGCCATAACTCTTTAAAGACCTACGGATTGTAGTCCCTAAATGCTAGAAAAACAACTCATAACTTTTACCCTAAAATATTTTCACCCAGTGTCATACAAGGCTAATATTATTAAACACATTAATCCAATTATCACAAATCACAGCTTCTCGGGTCTTTTGTAGAAACTTACCATACATAGCCCTATCCCCTATATATCCAGACCTAGGCAACTGTCGCCCATAGCCACCCACCCGTGGCGTGTCTAGCCAGCTGATGCTCACTGCGTTCGCCTCGCTTCCATCCTAGCCTAGCCCAGCCTAGCCTAGCTGTGGTTCGCTACGCTCACCACCCAGCCTGACGCTAGGGGTAATGCTCATGTGCTTCGCTAGGGGTAAGGTGTATACGTTCATGCTTCTCTATGTATACTGCCTTTAACTTATGTAAGGCAGCTTAGCTGAGCTATGGTGGTTTGTTTCTTCTCAACCGATGAAACGATCAGGTAGTCAGCCTGCCATAATACTAAAGGACTAGGCTATCCTAAAAGCCCACACAACCATGAACACACACAAACTAGCTCTAATAGCTATACCATTCGTAGCCATATTCACTATGCTAAGCACCCTAGCAACCCTATGGGCAATAGCTGACATAGACTACAAAGGTAACTGCCCATCAACAACCTTCCCTTACATAGCAACAACACTGCTATCTATACTCTTACTCCGCAGCTTAATCAATTGGCAAACCAAATCTTAACCCGGCTTAAATCTTTTCGACTTCACTCATCCTTAGTGCAACAAACATGCATTAAGAGGTGAGTCGTATCAACGTTATTGAGATTAGTCTCAATAGTGAAACAACCATTCACATTAGTGAAACAACCATTCACATCAGCCTAGTCCAATGTGGCTAGGTTGCAGTGAGTTGTTAGTAACAACCAGCGTGAGGACACACGAACAACCGATAAGTCTAATA